GTTTAATTGTAGAAAAGCCTGCACCAGAAGAACAGTTTGAATATATATTTGAAGAAAAGGATCGCAAAAGTCCAGCAACTCTTTATATCAAAGGTCCATATATGATGGCTGAAAATTATAACAGAAATAATCGTCTTTATAAATTAGATGAAATGGTTAAAGAAGTTGATCGTTATAAATCCGAAATGATTTCTACTGGTAGAGCAATGGGTACATTAAATCACGAAAGTACTGCTGAAGTTAGTTTAGATCGTGTATGTCATTTGGTAACTGAAATGTATCAAGATGGAAACATATTTCATGGAAAAAGTAAAGTATTAACTACACCATGTGGACATATTGTAAGATCATTAGTTCAAGATGGAGTAAGAGTTGGAATGAGTTCCAGAGCATTAGGACAATTAACTGAAGCAGATGGTGGTAAAAATATTGTAAAAGATTTACGTCTTATTTCTGTAGATTGTGTAGCTGATCCATCATTTCCAAAAGCATTCGTAAATGGAATTTTAGAATCTAAACAATGGGTATTGGGAGAGTCTGGTCAATTTGAAGAAATATATGATAAGTTTGAAAAGAATATTTCTAAATTACCAAAACGTGAAGTTGAGCAATATTTAAAGGAATGTATTCTTAACTTCTTAAATAAGATAAAATAAAGACTAAATACAATTATGAATCCAATTCAAGAAAATATTATTAAATTCGTTGATGCGATCATCGCAGAGAATTATAAAACAGCACATAAATTTTTAGGTGTAGTAGTAGAAAATAAAATTAAAAAGCTAATTGCTGAAGCAAGTAGAAAAAGTCATCCTTTTAAAAAATCTAAAAAAGGTAAACCTGATTATATCGACATTGATAATGATGGAAATAAAAAAGAATCAATGAAACAAGCTGCAAAAGATAAAAAAAAGGTAAAAGGGAAAAAGAAGGTAGTTGCAGAAGCTAAAAAGAATGTAGTTGAAGATAAATCTACTGGCAAGAAATATAAAAAGACTCAAGCATTTGGTAATCAAAAAAAGAAAACACCACACAAAATGAAGAACAATGTTCTCCCTCGTAAACAAAAACATAAAAAATCGGGAGAAAACGAGTAACATTTTAAGAAAATTTAACTAAAAAAGATAACTAATATTATGGCTAAAGAAATTTCCAATCTTTTAAAAGAAGCAACCCAAGGAATCTTAACAGACGAAACCCTTGGACAAATCCAAGAAGCATTTGATAATGCAGTAAATGAACGTGTTAAGATCCATGTTGAAAAAGCATTGACTGAACAAGATTCAGAATACACAGCAAAAGCTGAACAGTTATTAAAAGCTGTAGATGCTGATCATGTTAAGAAACTACAAAAAGTAGTTGAAGCAGTTGATTCTAATAATGCACAAAAATTAAAAATGGTTGTTGAGCGTTATCAAAAGATTCTTAAGGAACAAGCAACTGAATTTAAATCTGATTTAGTAGAAAGACTTTCTCATTATGTAGATTTGTTTATTGAATCTAAGATTCCAAAGGAATCTATTATGGAAGCTGTCAATAATAAGAAAGCAAGAGTTATTCTAAATAACCTTCGTGAATCTTTAGCTATTGATTCCGCATTAATGAATGAATCATTAAAGGGTGCTTTATTTGATGGTAAAACTCAAATTGATCAATATAAGAAATCAGCACAAGAAGCTACTAATGAAGTTAAAACTCTTCGTGAATCTTTAGCAAAAGCTCAAGCTGATTTAATCCTTGAACAAAAGATTTCCAAATTACCTGCTAAGAAGAAAGAATATGCACAACGTGTATTTGAAGGTAAGTCACCTAAGTTCATTGTAGAAAACATCGATTATACACTTTCACTTTTTGATAAAAAGGAAGAAGAAAGATTAGTAAGTCTTAAGAATGAAGCTTTCGAAGATCGTAAAGTAAAGACTGATCGTGTTGTTCTTGAAGAGCAAGTTGAACAATCTGAACAAGAAAACGAAGAAAATTTTCCACAAGTTTCAAATTATTTGAACGAATTGAGTAAATACTAATAGTATTTACCTTATACAAAAATTTGGTAGAAGTAAATATTACTTGAAATCCTGTACTTTTTAAAAGTACTTGAGGTCGAAAAATAGAAAGAAATATAAAAACATATGAAACAAATCAAACCCGTACAATCATACATCGATCAAGATCGTGCAAAGACTCTTTTGGAAAAGTGGGCACCAGTGCTCGACTATACCTCAAAGAGTGTTTCACCTATTGAAGATGAACATACTCGTTTAAACACTGCTATGTTGCTTGAAAACCAAGAATCATACTGTTTGCGTGAAGCAAATGTTGCTGGTGGAGCTGGTGGACCTTTTGGATCTGCAAATAATGGAGTCAATGGTGGAGCTTTCGGTAATACCGATTTCTACGCTACTGGCGACAATCGTTTGCCTAAGATCCTTATTCCCATGATCCGTCGTACATTCCCTGAGTTGATCACTAACGAAATCGTTGGCGTTCAACCAATGAGTGGTCCAGTAGGATTAGCATTTGCACTTCGTTATAAATATTCTGCTGACACTCTTGGTGGTCCTTACCAAGATAGCGCACTTAATGATACCACCGGTAAATGGGCTCCATCTTTCGGTAATCGCGTTGTTACTAGTGGTGTTGCAGGACAATATTCTGGAGCTAATGCAAATGGTAATAATGAACTTGGCTTCCAACATCTCGATACTCGTTTCACTGGTTCTTCCTCTGCTGCTCTATCTGGTAATTCAGATTGGGGTTCATTCGCAGTTCAAGATCAAGGTGTTGCCGAAATTCTCAAGAATTTCGAAATCAACGCTAACATCCCAACTGTTGAAGTTAGCTTTGAGAAAACCGCAGTTGAAGCTGGTACTCGTAGATTAGGTGCTAAATGGTCTGTCGAATTGGAGCAAGATCTTAAGAACATGAACGGTATCGATATCGATGCTGAGATCACAAACGCTATGGCGTATGAGATCCAAGCTGAAATCGACCGTGAAATGATTATCCGTATGATCCAAACTTCCTTAAATGGTGGTTATGGAAAAGGATACTCTGTCTGGTCTCCTGCTTCAGCCGATGGTCGCTGGCTTGTTGAGCGTAATCGTGACTTCTACCAACGTGTAATCATCGAAGCTAACCGCATTGCAATTCGCAATCGTCGTGGTCCTGCAAACTTTATTGTTGCAACTCCTCGCGTTTGTGCTATCTTTGAAATGCTACCCGAATTCCAATGGGTATCAGTTCAGGGCAATGTATCTACCCAGTCAACTGGCGTAGCTAAAGTTGGTTCCCTTGGTGGACGTTTCCAAGTTTACCGTGACACTCGCACAGAAGTACAAAACAGTAATGTTTACTCTGGTACTGGTTACTCTGGTTCTGGTGTTGAGTATGCCTTGTTAGGTTATAAAGGTTCTGAGTTCTATGACTCAGGTATCATTTATTGCCCATACATCCCTGTAATGATTCAACGCACTATCGGTCCAAATGACTTCGCTCCTCGCGTAGGTCTCTTGACCCGTTATGGTGTAGTAGATAATATCTTCGGCGCGAGCTTGTATTATCATACAATCATCCTCAAGGGTCTTGGCACTGCCTTCACTCCCGGTAATCAATCAGTCTACTTCTAACCTGAAGTTCAAAGTTAGTTTAAAAAAACACCGCAGAGAAATCTGCGGTGTTTTTGTTTTTATTAATGTTTTTTTTTAAATATATTACCAATCAGAGCAAGCTGCTGCTTGTGGTGAACCCTTTTTAGCAGAAGAACATTTGTGTCTTGCTCTAAATGATTTCTTTCGTTTAGTATTACCAGATTTACCAGTCACACGAACTCCTGCTTGACCCCAATGAATACGTTTAATACTACCATCTGGTTGACGAGCGCATTTAGTCCATTTCTTTCCTTTTCTATTAGAAGAAGATTTCTTGGTTACCTTAGTACAATTTTGTTCTAATACTATTATATGCTCGATTAAGTCATTAAAATCCATAAATATATTTATGCTAGTATTAGAAAGAAACGTAACTCTTCCTTCAGAATCGGTAAAAAAACAAATATACACATTAATTAATAATTTTGTTTTTAATAATATAGAAAAAAAAGCTAAGGCAAATAATTGGGATTCTAAAAAAATTAAAAGTTTTTTAGAAAAACAAATAGTTAA